ACATCAGTCCCAAGTTAGGGAGTTCGCTAACGGGGGTGGTACCAATGCCAGCGGCTGCTTGGCCATTGCCAATACCACCACCACCGAACCACTTACTAAATAGCCCACCTAGTAACCCACCCGCTGCCCCTCCGCTGCCTGTTACTCCACCCTGTACAACGTGGAATGGCTTCTCAGCAGACCCGTCAGGCTTGCCACCGCCAAACAACTTATCCAGTCCGAGAGCCTTCATGCCAGCAGACTCCATCTTCTTAAGGCTGGACTCCATCATCTGGTCACCCATCTGCTTGAAGACTTGACCAAAATTGGTCTTCTCTCCGTCAATGGCTTTAACGATGTTGGCGTTTAACCCGGTAGTCAGTGTGCTGAGGAGCTGGTGTACCTGCTTAGCTGAGTTATCCGCATCCGCCACAAAGTCTGAGAAGAAATCATGGAAGCCTTGTGAGGCTGACTGTAGCTGGGTGTTATGGACATCCTCACCATGCTGAAGCCCGTAGTCACCCTTTACCTTCTGTTGAGCTAATGTGTTTGCACCAAGCTTGGCTTGGAACTCGCTGTCAGTGAGATTTCCCGATAGGTACCATTCAGTGAGCCGCTGTACTTCATCGGCTAGAGAAGCCATCTCAGCCTTGTAGGCTTCAGTGTGAACATTCAGCAGACGCTGGGCTGCATCCGCTTGGCTAATCTGCCCAGTGTGTTCCTGCCAATTGATGGTCTTAGAGGCTAACTCTTCACCGTACTTGACGCCCTTGAGTAGCTCCTCATTATATTTACCGATGGCTACCTGAGTTTTGTTGTAAGCCTCACCAGCCTTAACCGCTGCTTCATCTTCCTTCTTGATAGCTTCAGCAGCCTTCTTAGCATCTGCCTCACGTTGCTCCTCCATCACCATGTTGGTGTGGCTGGTCAACTCTTTGTTAGCAGAGTCAGCTTTGGCTTCAACGGCTCTGCGGTTCTCTGGACGTGCCTGAGCCAGCTTCGAGCCCCAGAAGTCAGCAGTCTCTGACACAGAGAAGATGTTTCCCTTAGTCCATGCTTGGTGAATGGCATCTTGGAGCTGGTCTTCCCAATGCTTCATCTGAGCTGAGGCATCACCTTTGCCAGCTTCATCCTTACCCTGTCTAGCCTTCAGGTCAGACAGGTCAAACTGGTTGAGGGCGTGCTGTAGCTGCCCCTGTCGTGCTTGGTCTACCGTGGTGAGCTGCTTGATGGTGGCTGAGTAGTCATAGCCGGGGCTGGTAGCATTGGGGTTGTATTTCTTCTGTTCTCGAACCGCTGCATTGGTGGGTGTGTAGCCAATGTGGGAAGCATCCCCGCTCTGGTATTCCGTGCGGTAGTCTTCAGATACCTTGGTAAGAGCGGTACGGGCTTCTTTCCTAATGTCATCCAGTTGAGCCTGAGTTGCTCCACCCAGCTTGGCGTTACTCAGCTTGCCCTTGTAATCTTCAATGACCCGCTCAAAGCGATTGCTGAAGTTATCGTAGCCAGTGGCTATGCCAGCGTTGCTGTCCTGACCAGTGATGAACCCCTTGATGCGGCTGACGGACTGCTTACGTAATGTCTCTGAAATCTTTTCGGAGGTTGCTCTCACCTTCTCAAGTAGGGTGTCTGCACTCTCAATAGCCTCATCTATGGCATCTTTGATAGCGTTGTGGGGCTTGTGTTCAAGCTTGTCAATGCTCTTCTGTATCTGGTCTTTCTGTACCTCTAGGGAGTTGTTGGCATTCTGAATGGGGGTCAACACCTTGCTAAAAGCGTTGGACATCTCCCCGGCTTTCTTGCCTGACTCGCTATAGGCTTCAGCCAGTTGCTTAACCTTCTCACCAGCCTTTACCAGCACATCAATGACAACTAGAATAGCCACAGCGTTGAACGCTGTAGACATAGCTGCTGAGACACCGGGAAGGGTATTGATGAAGGTGCGGATATGTCTAGGGATTGTTACCCCGAACGCATCCCCAAAGAGGGCCATGGAGTGGCTAGACTCCTGCATCTCTTTCTGAGTAGCAGCCTTAATCTCCGCCATCTTGGACTTGGCTACTCGTGCAGCCTTGTCTAACTCAGATTGGAACGGCTGCGTGTCCGCAGTTATGCGTACTGAGACGTTCTTTAATATGTTTTCACTCAAGGGGACTCCTTAGGTTGCTATTGGGCAGCTAACCTTGCCCGTACTCGTTCGGTGTGTCTACGACTAGCTAGAGCGTTCGGTGTTGGGTTAGGGTCGAGTGGTCTACTTCGCATTGCGTCACTCATCCGTTTACGTGTCTCAGCGGACTTGGGCTTACCCCGTCTAACGTCACCCATCTTTTACGGGTTTCAGCGGAATGGGTATATCCTGTTGCTCCATCCCCACCAGCGGTGAGGTTGTACCCACGTTTGGGGTCTTGGGACTTGAATAGCTGGATGAAAGCAGCTTCCCACTTCTTTAACTCTTCATCAGACTTGTAATGAGAGCCCAGCTCGTGAATCTCAAAGTTATCAACCCCATGCTTACGCATCGCCCGATAGAGGTATGTTTTACCGTCATGGGCTGTGTTATACTTATGGAAGTACCATCTGTGCTTTAGGCTGGTAGTTGTTTTCCCAATGTAATACTTCCCGTTAATCTTGTTCACAATCATGTAGAGAATCATGGTGTCTATTACTCGGAACTACCTCTTATCCAGTGGTCTAGCGGAAGCGAACATTGCACGGAGTGAGTCAGCTATCTGCTTACGGTTAGCCTTGGTAATCCTCTTAACTCTCTTTACAGGCTGGACAGAGGCTGACCGGGTAGGCATGAAGTCTGTTATCTGTACGGGTTTCTTGGGTCTGGACAGGGAGTAGTTGATAATGGAGGTACAGACACAAGCGTTGTACCAATCCCTATGCTCTTGCTCTTGCTCAAACCGTTGCTTCATGGCGTGGTACTGACGTGGGGTTAACTGCCCAAACTCTTCATCTGTTAAGTGGAGGTTGAACTTGGCAAACGTCCACATGTTCATCCAGACTTCTTCCGGGGTAAGCTCACGCTCCCCGGTTACTCGTTTTTTGGTTCAGTCTCAGGCTCTGGTTTTGGTTGGCTACCCAGATAGGCTTCCACGATGGCATTCATTACCGCTGAGGAATCAGCGGAGCCTAGAAGGTTCCCAGCATCTTCAATGGTTGTATCCGGCTGGAGACGGAGAAGGGCAGCGTAGAGCAAGCCACGAATCTTGGTAGCGTTCAGGTTCTGAAAGTTAAGGCATTGGAGAAGGTTGATACCAGTCTGTGCCTCACCCTCAGCAAGGGCGTTGAAGTCGTACACTAACCAGTAGTCAACCCCATCAACACTGAGCTTGACTTTGGGGAGTACAGATTTAATAGCGGTGGGGGTGTTGGGTTTCTTTGCCATCTAGTTATTAGCTTCCTTGCGTAAAGGTAGGCTGACCGACAACCTTAAGCTTGCAGGTGAACGGCACCAGCTTGTTATATTCAGCAGACACGTCTAGCTCAGTTACAAGGGCGTTGAACACGTACTTGTCACCAGTGGTAGCTTCAGTGCCTTCCTTGGGAAGGGTAAGGGTGAATGAGGTAAGGGCACCTGTGTTGAATGCAGCTACCACTAACAGTTGTCCAGCGTCGGTAGAGACCCGCTTAGCTTCAATAGCGAACTCTCCCCAGTCGAGAACAGTGCCACAAACTCCTTGGCTGTGGAGCCCATGTTGGTGGCTTCCTCCGTATCCCACTTGGCACCAGACTGCTTAACACTTTGAATCTCACCTATTGCGGTGGGAGTAGCTCCTACTGCTAGAACGGTACCCCCACCATCAGTTGCTTTTGTGGCCATGATTTATTCCTTTATGAAGTCAGTGACTAGGGGGTTATGCGCCTTCTGTGAAGGTGACAGCTCCGGTTACTTTTACTTTGAAAGAGAAGGGAGTTAGCTTAGTGGCATCCAGTGAAATGTCAGCCTCAGTAACGATTCCATTGAATGAATAGCTGTCACCAGTTGTTACCTGCCCCGCTTCTTTAAGTAGCGTGATGGTGAAGGCTGTGGCTGCACCCGTGCCGAATGCAGCTACTACGGCAAGCTGCCCAGCATCGGTAGATACCCGCTTTGCTTCAACTGCAAACTCACCCCAGTCAATGATGGTGGCTACGAATTCTTTAGCGGTTGAGGCGAAGTTAGTAGCGTCTTCTGTGTCCCACTTGCAGCCGCTTTGCTTTACTGACTGGACTTCTCCGATGAGAGTAGAGCCAATCTTTACTGCTGAGCCTAGACCGCTCTGTGCTTTGGTTGACATGATGTGTTGCTCCTAGAAAGTTATGTGTGTTGAATGGTGAACGTAGTGGTACAGCGATAGAGCAACGAATCATGCTCAAACTCATCTGGGTGGGTACTGCTCTGCGTATAGAGCACAACCGTTCCGTCTGATAGCGTGCCTTGGTACATGCTCAGCAGGGTGTTAATAGCGTCTTGTGCTTTAGCAGCATCGGAGTAAGTAAGAGCCCAACTGTTAATGTCAACAGAAGTGGTCTCTACGTATGTCCTATCCAGATGGACTTCAGTGGTACTAGACACCTGACCGAACGTGACCGCTGGTACTGTGTAATTCTTTGGCAGCACAAGGGGGTATATCCGTGTACCAACAATGTTGGTCAGAGGGGTGCATGATTGGAGTAGTGTGTACAGCCCCTCTAACAGCATTACTTACCGCCTTGCTCTTTACAGAATTCGTCTATGTAGGCACTCAAGACTTGGTCAAACACATCCATAGCTTCGTCAACGGAGCTATCAAACGCTGGTCTTACCCATGGCTTAGCTTCCTGATGACTCGTTCCGAACTCATCAAAAGCCCCATAGAAGCTGGCTGCTGACGGGCCTACGGCTACTATTCCCTGACCCTCTGCTGGCTTCATCTTCACTACCCGTCTTATGTCAGCTTCGAGCTGTCCAGCCGGGTGGGGTGGAGTTGCATCACCTTCATAGCGTGGTGCTGCTTCCGCTAGAGCCGTCTGTAGAACCGTTCCACCTAAGTCAAGGGCGTCATGTAACGCTCTCTTAACCATCTGGGGTTGCATCTCAGAGAAGGCTGTGAGTAGGTCATCTAACCCAACTACCTCAACGGTATCCATTAGCTGGTCTCGTTAATGACGTGGCTGAGTATCTGAATCTCGCGGTTAAGCATCTGAATGTTCATCAACCCATCTATCTGGAAGGTGGTGCCATCCGCTAACTGGCATCTATCGCCAATATTGATACTCTGGGTTGTGGTGTGCCTAACCCTGATGTCATAAGTCTCCTTGCCTACCTGCTCACCAGTGCCATAGATAAGCTGGGCTCTGAGCTGCTGAACTGAGCCCCAACAGGTGTAGTAGGTAACCCACTGGGTAGCCTCACCAAAGGAATTGGTAGCGGAGCTTAGACGCTGGAATGACAACCGCTTCTTGAGCTTTCCGGGTTCCATTAGCGCACGTACCCACAAGGCTGGCTTCTGTAGTTCGATAGAAGGCTATTAACCACAGTCGGTGTTACTGCATTGTCCTGACGGTTCTCATACCAATAAGCAACCAGCATACGAATGGCTACCTTGACATCCTCTGGGCAGTTATCTCCATACCCAGCTACAAAGCTAATCAATACGGTATTCTTGACTGCGTAACAGGCTGGCCAGTAGTAGTTGACGATAGGGAAGACCACGGCTGGATTACTGTTGGCATCCACGGTGTAAGTAGAGGGGTCTAGTGTGAGATAAGACCCACCCCCACCGGGTATGTACTGAATGCTTGTGATGGACTGTAGCGGAGCCTGAGGAATGCGGATGGTCTGAGCATTAGCCCACCACCCCATGAACTGTGTTAAACCTGACCGGGCTGGGGCACTCTGGTTAGTCCAACCGTAAGGGAATGTATCCAGCCCATAAATCCAGTTACTGGTGGGGATACAACGTCCTGTGATGTTTTCAGCACGCTGTCTAGCAGCGGTAATCAGACTTGAAATCAAGGAGTCATCATCTGGAAAATCCACACGTAGGTGAGATTTCATCTCAGCCAGCGTGACTGGTTCAGTACCTGTAACCTCTACACGTTGTAGTGAGATTCCCATTAGCGTCTTTTCCTAGTTACTGCGGTCTCAGCCAACTTAGGGGAGACGGCTGTCTCTACTACGAGTGAAGCAATGCCAGCTTCTACCCATGCCTGACCTAACTCCTCAGACACGGTGATAACCTCTCCATAAGGGGCATGGACAGTGGGAGCTGTAGCAATGTGCTGTGTGATAAGTATCTGCATGGTAAGAGGAGGTGGGGAGCCCCTTGTTGCGAGGCTCCCCAGTTTGTTACTTACCAAGCATTGCGACGATTGGAGGAGTACCAGCGTTTACCAACACGCCACCGACACGGGTAAATGCGACATAACCCACACGGTTGAGTTCAGCGTAACGCTCTGCAAGTCTCTTCACCATGATTCCGGTGTCAAGGGTGCGGAAGTAGTACCCTTGGGAAAAATCTCCAAAATGGCACTGTTGAGCAGCTACACCAATGTTGGGCTGGTACTGGTTCAACTTGACGGAGTAGCCAAGGATGGAACCAGCGAAGCCAGAGGCTCCACCATCCGTATAGTTAAGGAACAGCGGACGTTGGTTAGCATCTACAATGTTCATCACAGCCGCTAGGGTCGTGTTGTTCATCGTCCAGACAGCGTTAGCAGCATAGGCCGGGTCGAGGGCAGCAAAGGTGTTGATGAAATCCTTGTACGCCACAACCAGTGTGGTGCCAGTCTGTACAGTTGCCGTGCAAGAGGTAAGACCAGCGATGTTGCTGGAGTTGCCCAGCGTGATGGCTTTGCTCATGTCACGCTGATAGCGGAGAGCAATAGCATTAACCACCGCGCCTTCGATGTCATACGATGCATCCTGAATCAAGCTGTTATCCAGCAAGAGCGGGTTGAAGCGATAGTCATCAATGCTGATGGTAGGGCCATCAGTGACAACCGGGTCAGTCGTGGTAATACCTGTGGAGTTCAGAACGAACGAGTTAGACAAATCGTTCCAGTAGGGAACCTTCACCGGGGCACCAGTCTTGGTATTCATCTTGCCCACTAGGTCAAGGATGAAGCCCGGAGCCTTCTTGGCCAACACGGGGTCTGCTACAAAGGTGGGAATCATCACACCATCGGCAGAGACAGTCAGGTCACGAGTTTCAACCTTACCCGTCTGGAGGTAGCTACGGAGTGAAGCCTTTACTTCTGCACTACGGTCTTCAGTTACAGCGTGCTCACCAACCTGTGGGAGCTGCATGTCACGGCTACGGGATTCAAGTGTAGAACGCTCTTCCGCTTCCATCGTGGCAATAAGAGAATCCAGACCCTTAGCGTCAGCAAACATAGCCTCTGCCTTGGTACGGAGTTCACTGGTAAATTTCGAAGTATCTTCAGGGATTACAGCCTGTGCATCAGCAATCAGCTTTGCACGTTGTTCACGCAACTGTTGAGCAGTCATCGGGGTATGTCCTATGTATTAGTTTTTTGGGCTTACGCAGGACACATCCAGCGGGGATGGTTGCGGTAGGCTGGGTTACTAGGTAAGTAGTGATTCCGTATTCAAACGGTGCGCTGGGGCTCAGTATTACCTGTCACTACCTATAACGTTGCTACTAGTAACCGACCACCAAGTTTCTTCACTTGAATTTCAGGAATTGTGTAAGTTTGTCAGTATTACTTATCCATACACACTTAGTTAGGGGAGTTATGGATAAGAAACTATGTTCTAGGCACAACAACGGTGAGGGAGTAAGACTCCCTGTTACTTCTTTCGGAGTTAGCAATGGGAAGTACCAGACATACTGTAGGGAATGTGCAGCGGAGTATTCCAAGCAGCGTAGAAGTAATCCTGACATCAGGAAGCGGCTGGCTGAGTACCAGAGGGAGTGGGCATCACGGGAAGGGAACAAACAGAAGCGTAGCCAGTACCGGAGGGTAGCCGCCGATGGAGGTGCATCTCAAAGACGCTGGCGTGATAAGCAGAGGGAGGAGAGCCCAGCGGAGTATAAGCAGAAGCTCCGTGACCAGTCCCTTATGTATCAGTACAAGATGACATCGGAGGAGTACAACGCTAAATTGAAGAGACAAGGTGGTCATTGTGCTCTCTGCTCCACAGCCCCTAAAGAAGGGGGTAGGAGACTTGCTGTTGACCATGACCACTCGTGCTGTCCGGGGAAGACATCATGTGGAAAGTGTGTACGGGGTCTGCTTTGTACTAGCTGCAACCTTCTGATTGGAAGAATTGAGACAGACACCAAGTGGCTGTCAAGGGCCATGCAATACCGGAACGCTTACGAGTAGAAACAAATAACCCAGCCATCTCAGGCTGGGTTATAAGTAGATATGGGTTACCCCGGAATCACCCCCTTAGAGGATAGAAGCGAGTTTTAGTCTCATCCTTAGGCACTCAGCAGAGCGAGTCTCTGAGCATGTGCAATCCTCACAGGTGCAGTCTGGGCAGGAGCAGTCTGCACAATCCCCGTCAAGGCATTGCTCACACTCGCACTGACAACCCTCCACCTTTGAGCGGGTCTCCGGTATACTCTCCGGTTTAACACCATCGGGGATGGTTAGCTTACTCTGGATGTCCTGAGGGCAGGAGCGAACGGAGACAGAGTTAGCCGGGTAGGCTGCAAAGCTGCACGGGCTCACCTCTAGCAATTCAGCCTCTAGGACAGTGCGAACCACTGAGCCGTCTGCTGAAGCTGCCCACTTGTCTTCCATGGTGATGAAGCCGAATGAGGTAGCGTCTAAGTCACCACGGTCTACAGACTCCGCTAGGTCAGTAGCGGATGTGGTGTTGGGGAGCTTACAAGAGAAGTGGAGCCCGTCAGCCGAATCAGACAGGGATAGAGTCCCACTTTTGGTTCTGCCCATCAGCAGCGTGGGCTCATGGTCTCTGAGCATAAGCACATCACCAGAGAGTGACCCAGCGAAGCAACCCGGAGCTAGGATTTCCGTGAACCCACCCAAGTCAACACTAGGGGAGTTATAGGTCACAATGCCTGTGAGGGTACGGGTACCATCAGCGGACTTTGCCACCCGGAATTCTTTAACATGAAGTGAACGTAATTCTTTACTCATTTTCTAATACCTTTCTGGCTCTAGCTTCGGCTGCATCTGCTTCTACTGCGAATACAACGGACTTAACTAACCTTTGGAACTCTGCATCAGCATCTGACTTACTTACTCTGCTTTCCAGACCCTTGAGGTATCTGTTAACAGCCTCAACCTCAGCCGTACCAGCGGTGTTGGAGGTGCGGAAATAGGCACCCATCCCCGTGGTAATGGGGCTCAATGTCTGGGTAATGGTGGCTAAATCCTGCTTGCTACGGTGTTGAAGCCGGGTGAATGCATCCTTGAAGATGGGTGCATACAGGGTACGGGCTCTAGTAGCTGTCTTAGCTTCGTCAGGGTCTTCTGTCTCCTCTGGCTCATCATCAGTCTCTACCTCAGTCGCGGCTGAGCCTGAGTCAACCATGTTGAGTGGCCGTAGGTAGGTATCCCCCTCAGGCCCGATGGGTTCCATGTCGAGCTGCTCAAGGATGTTGTTGACGGTGTACCAACCACCGCTTCTGCCTTGGGTGAACATGGCGTTTCTGGTGGCTGTATCAATGGTCAGGAGCGCATTCTTGTAGAACAAGACGGTGTACTTGCCAGACGCCCGTCCAACTGGTGGCAGCAGCTTGTACTGGAACTCCTGTTGGAATCGTTCAATCCACGGAAGCAGCGTGGTCAGGAAGTCTTGAGACATTGCCTCAATCGTGCTCTTGAGCGTCTTCTCAGAGGCTCCAATGCGGTACGGGGGAACACCAAAGACGGCTGCAATCTCCTCACGGCTGAACTTCTGCGTGTTGATGTATTCCTGCATAGCAGAGGGGTCAGTCACCACAGGGACAACCTTGATTCCGGTAGGCAGGGCACCCACACGCCAAGCGTTGGTACCCGAGCTGAGCACCTCAACGTCTTCCTTGAGGAGAGCCATATCCTCTGGGGACAATGGCGAGTCCGGCTGTAGGAAGAATCCCGGTCTCGCTCCGTTTGAATAGAAGCGTGCTGCGAAGCGTTCAGCCACCATGGACAACCCGATAGCTTGACGGGCACAAGTCACCAGTGAGGAGCCTGAGAGCCCATCCAGACTGAACCCGGTGATGTGGAGCATATTCTTGGCAGCAATGACCCGCTCAGCGTGGTTGGGTGTATCCGTAGTCTTGAACATCAGCACCCCAGTAGCCGGGTCACGCCATGGCTTAGTCCGGTCAGGGTTGCGTGGGTAGAGTGCGTATGGGTGCCCGTCAGCGTCACGGAATACCTCAGCGTAAGCGTTCTGCCATAACACGGCATGGGTCATCATGACGTTCAGGAACGTCACTGCACTCATCTCAGGGTTGGGACGTTGGGTGAGCAGGTAATAAAGGTAGTGGTCTTTAGCTGGCTTACGCCCACGCCCCAGTTCCTCATACACACGCATGGGGAGTTGGCTGAGCCCATCCGCAAGAATCTTTACACAGGCAAGGACGCTGGGCACCTGTAGGGCGGTATGCTCATTCACCAGCTCGTTAGAGTCGGTGTAGGAGCCCATACCCATACCTAACAGGGCAGCGGAGAGAGACACCTGTGGGTTCTCTAACGCAGAGCGTTTCTCTGGTTCAGGTGCTTGCAGATTGAGACTGAGTATTGCCATAGTTATCTACCTTTAGTTGAAAAACTGAATTCGTTGGTACTTCTGGTACTTTGGTGTCATTGGGGATTCTAGGCAGCGATAGAGGGCGTTAAGCAGAGCATCCACTCCGTCTATCTTGTTTTCGTCACGCGCTTTGTTAAGTATCAGATTGTCTTTGTAATACTTCGCCACCACGTTACTTACACACCACGTCATGACCGGGTTACCATCATGGTGAATGCGCCCGGACAGCACCATGGTGTAGAGTTCCTTGGCAGGGAAGGATAGATACTGAGCTGCTTGGGGAACTTGAAAGACCATTACCCCACTTGCCGTTCCGAACTCATTAGTTACGGACGCTGATTCCCATTGGTCAAAGTCCAGTTCCTTAACTGCATACTTCTTTGAATCCTCAATCAAATCCTTGGCCACTACCGCTGGCTCTATCTCTGAGCCTTCTGTTGCAATGAGGTGACCCTCATGTACCCACTTGGCGTAGTGTTGCGCGGCTGGGTCAGATGTGCGGTCAGAAGGTAAGTAAAATCTAGGGAAGACGAAGTAATGAATCTTACCGTCAATCTCTTTTCTGAATAGCCGGATAGCAGCGGTCAAGTCCCACTTGATGGACATGTCAAGACCAAGCCAACACTCCTCACCCTCAAACTCCTCAATCTTGGCGTCACCCAGAGCATTCCACTTGCTCATGTTCATCCAGCTAACGCTGGCATTCAACCACTGGTTGAGGTGCTTGATACGGAAGTTGTTCTGCTCAGCAGCATTCTGTATTGCTACCTCTTGGTCATTGCGTAGGGTCTTACCATTGACGCTGACACCATAGTTGGGGTTCGCTTTGCGGAGTGAAGCCTCTGTAGTCCAATCGTCATCCTCATCCAAGGTGTAGATGATGGTGAAGGTTTGCTCATCATTGAAAGTACCTGAGAGCACCATCTCAGCTTGCTCCTGCAATAGGTGACAAGGTGAGGCAATATTTTCACCAGCCGTGGTGATGACAATGACCAATGGCTGAGAGCGTGACATTCCACCAGACTTGAATTTGTTGTAGAGCACAGGTGTAACAGCTTCGTGGAACTCATCGAGGATGCCACAGGAGATTGAAGGGCCGTCACCGGGGTCACCAATGACAGGTTCAAGTACGGAGCCGTTATCCTCAATGACGATGCTACGGGCGTTTACCTTGACACCAAACTTTGCTCTGAGACCGGGCGACTTACTCACCATCTGCTTGGCCGGGTCAAAGAGAGTCTTGATAACGTGCTTCTCAGCGGTGGCACCCATCTGCACTACGGCAGAGGATTCCCCATCACAGCAGAGCATGTAGAGCCCGATGCCAGCCATGAGGGTAGACTTGCCATTCTTCTTAGGCACACAGATGTAGGCTTGGCGATAACGCCTCAACCCTGAGTCTTTGTATAACCACCCAAAGATGCAGGACACAACGAACACTTGCCATGGTTGAAGGGTAATGAGTTCCTTCTTGCCAGCACGCTTCTTGAAGTCATCCAGTACATGGGGTAGCCGTTCGATGAAAGAGCACACAGCCTCAGCCTTACGAGGTTCAAACCTGTATTCATACTCAGGGTTGTCTACCTTCTGTAAGTCATCCAGATGACGCTGGCAAGCCAACCGCACCCACTTACAATTGGGTATGGTTCCTGCTACAACATCTTCAGCGTACTGTCTGGCTATTGCTGCGTAATCTCTCATTAACTTACTGGACTTTCTCTTCTGGTTCATCTGTGGCTGACGGGTAATCAGCCCACGGGTCATTGTCTTGTTTGGGCTTCTGGGGTACCTGTACCTTGGTACGGTCACAGGGGTTCATTCCGAGCTTGGATAAGAGGGCCGTGAGTGACGTTCTACCGGGCTTGTCAATCGTTCTGGCTCTTAGCTCAGCTATGAGCGTGACGGTGAGTTCAACGGTGTGTCTGTCTGCTCTGGTGAGCCATCCGGGGGTAACATTCCCAGCTAACTCTTTCCAGATTTTCTTCTCTTCATCGGACATGTATGTTGGTGCCCGTCCCAACTCATCCAAGTTAGTCGGCTCATTGGCTCTATCCTTGTACCTGCCCGGATGGTCTTGAAGAGTGCCAGACATGGCTAACGCTGACGTTGGTTTGCGTGGTTTGGGCATCGTTACTGCCTTACTCTGACTTCAACTGGCTGATACCAAGTGAAGGTGTCACCTGTGGGGATTGTTCCGCTGAAAGTGAGATAGTAGTTACCCTCTGGCAGCGTGACCGTGCCGGGGATGAAGGTATTGACCGTGCCGGGTGTTCCAGCAACGTCAGACATACTCAGGTTGATGGCACCGGTGACTGCCACACCCGCTGGGGTGTAGAGAGTGCAGGTGATTGTAGAGCCCGTGATAAAGGCTAGAGTGTCAGCATTCTGTATGCCTGTCAGCTTAATCTCTGCTGTATTGCCTTGGTAGATAGTCAGTTTAGTCATTGATAAATGCCTGTCCTAATACAACCGTTGGGTAAGACGTTGCTAACCTAAGGTTGAGCGTTGGGTAGCAGGTGGCTACGCCCAGCGTTACTGTGTTGCTTGTAGTGAATGTTCCGAGGCTCAGCTTGGGATAAGACAGTGGTGAGCCAAGCATTACTGTGCAGCGTACTGAGGCACCTGCAACGATGATGGGTGTGTTGACGCCATAACCTATGCCCCAGCCACCCTGACCCCATGCGAATGTACCCCAGCCTTGACTCATGCTTTGCTTATTCCTTACAGGTTGTCTTCCCAACCAATCACGTTAATGAAGGTGTTCGTCATGGCTCCCACATAGATGGTCGTGGTTTCTAACATGAGTTCGCACTGAATCTTGCCCCAAGATGCTCCACCACCCATTGGAGAGTTGGCACTGCTTGCGAGGGTCCCAGCGGTATTGCTAGGGGAGACACAGCTTTCGATATTTGAGGTTCCGTTACCCGTTACAACCAGCTTGATGATGCTTGCTGTGGTAGGAACGTAAGGGACTACCGAGAAGCCTATCCATGTTGGGGTTGTGACATCACCCTGTGTACCGCTGCATAGGAGTGGTAAGCCAGTCAGGTTCCCCCCCGCAACTTTGTATTGAACCTTGCGGCCATACTGAGTGAATGGCAGGGGGTACTTATTGACAGCATCGGTACGTAGCCAGCCGATACGTGCAGCATAGCTGTAGGTGCTAGGCAGAGTTGGTGCGGTGGAAGACAGCGAGAGCAACCCAGCCGTGGTAGTTCCGTTGTTGATGACCCAAACACTGTACCAAGTGGAAGCTGCGATGGTTCCCGTATCCAGACCATTGGCACCTGAGGCAGTACCCGCTATGGTCAGGCTGACGCCCCTTACCGTTGTGTAGTAGTTGCTGCTGTTCTCTAGCATCACCTCATCAGCAGTGACGGATACATTCGTGCTTAGTCCAGTTGCTGAAGCACGAAGGTTGCGGAAGGCTCCAGCTACACCAACGGTTGACGAACCTGAGAAAACCGGAGCAGCCACAGTGCCTGTGAACGTGGGACTCGCAATAGGAGCTAAGAGCCCCTCAGCGTTGGTTGCTCTGGTCGTTTCAGCAGCCACAGCGGTTGCAACGTAAGCTGTGGTTGAAAGCTTGGTTGAGTTGTCCCCGGCAGTCTGTGTGGTGGCTGTGGTGCCGTTGGGTAGAGCCGGGGTGCCTGACAAGTTAGCGGCTGTACCCGTGATGGAGCCTGACGGTACAACATAATCAGTGCCAGCCGTGGCGATAACAGGAACACCAGTAGAGGTTGTGTTTTTCAAGAGTCCAGTAGCTAGACCAGCCAATGAGGTTCCATTGAGCTTTCCTACGACTGTTGCGCCTTGAGTTCCGGTGACATCGCCAGACAAGGAGCCCGTAAAGCTTGCGGCTGACCCAGTTGTATTGGCGTTGGGTAGAGCATAGTCAGTGCCAGCCACCGCGATAGTGGGAACACCCGTACTGGTCGTGTTCTTAATGAGCCCCGTTGCTAGACCGGAGAGCAACGTACCATTCAAACCCTTGACGGTCATTGCCAGAGAGCCAGCGGTGTTGGTTGCGTCTCCTGTGTGAGCTGGTTCAGCCGAGGTCGGCAGAGTTGTAACACTCACTGGTTGGCCGCTGCTGTTGGTGCCCACCAGTGGGGCAGACACGGGTACAGTTGCGCCGTTGACTTTGCCTACCACAGTGGCACCCTGTGTCCCCGTCACGTCACCCACTAATGAGCCCGTAAAACTCGCGGCTGAGCCAGTTGTGTTCTGGTTCAAGGTTGCAACCGAGGTGACCCCGGCAGAGGTAATGGAGACAGCCCCAGTTAATGAGACTGGGGCATAAGCTGTCCCACCTGAATTACCAATAAGAATCTGACCAGCGGCTGGAGCCGTACTGGGGACAACCGTTGCGCTGGTGCGTGAGGTGTCTGTGGGGTGGATATGCCCAGCGTCTGCCCACTTGCCCAGTGAGCCAATAGTGGCGGTACCGTCCATCACTGGCGTGGTGGTTGCCACCACAGGAACGGCAGAGGGGATGACGTAGTCAGTACCCGCTACCGCAATCGTTGGTACACCCGTGCTTGTGGTGTTCTTTAGAATGCCTGTTGCAAGACCAGCCAATGAAGTTCCATTGAGCTTGCCCACTGTGGTAGCACCTTGGGTGCCTGTGACATCTCCCACTAGAGAGCCTGTAAAGCTTGCGGCTGAGCCCGTGGTGTTTTGGTTCAACGTTGCAACTGAAGTAACACCAGCAGCGGTGACAGACACAGGGCCGGATAATGTAATGGGTGCATATGCTGTACCACCAGTGTTGCCAATGAGTACCTGACCAGCCGTTGGGGCTGTGCTTGGCACAACCGCTGCATTGGTGGGTGTGTAGCCAAGAGCAGCTTGGCGTGAAGTATCCGTTGGGTGAATGTGTCCAGCGTCTGCAAACTTACCAATGGAACCTATCGTAGCCGTCCCATCCATAACTGGGGTTGTGATGGCAACCACCGGGATAACTGGAGTCCCTGACAAATCGCTGTAAGGGATAGTGGGGAGCTGGGCAACAGGCAGCGTACCTGTTGTGATGTCACTTGCACTGACGGTAACGTTGGCCGATAGAGCGTGACCGTTGACGGTAACCGTGTTAGCAACTAACAGACCCTCTGCCGTGGTTGCTCTCGTTACCTCTGCTGTCAGATTGGTCTGAACAGTTGCGGCTGTTCCAGCAGCGTCAAACGCTGAGGAAGCCATAGCAGCGGCGGTGCCCAATGTGGGCTTATTCAGAATCTGGGTGGGGCTGACAACTGAATTCCAATCACTGCTGACTTGAGCAGCGGGGATAGTCAAATTGACAATGCCCGTATACCCGTTGACACTCTGCACTGGTGCGGCTGGGGTTAGAATCTGTTTCCAGTTGGCAAGCTGGGTGGGGTCAGGAGTCGAGAGGATAAACGTCTCATTGATGTCAGAGCGGATAGCAACATCACCCTGATGAGCAGCTAGGGCAAGCATGGCCGTCTGTGACGCTGGAACCCATGTGTCAATGATGGCTAGAGCCGGAATCTGAGCAGAGACCAACTTACCTGTTGCATCCAGTGAGGCATAGCCGTTGGCAGCACCCTTGTTAATGGTCTTCTCGCACCCGGCTAGGTCGTTGGCAAGGTTGGTAACCTGTGACTCAGCGATGTTTGGAACATCAGCAGCCAGCAGGGTGGGGAGCTGAGCATGTGGTAGCGTCCCAGTGGTCAAATCAGAAGCTGATACCGTCACGTTGGAAGACAGAGCGTGACCGTTTACGGTAACCGTGTTAGCAACTGGTGTGAAACCTAGAGCAGCCTGACGGCTGGTATCTGTTGGGTGAATGTGCCCAGCATCAGCCCATTTCCCTGTTGCGCCAATCGAGGCTGTACCATCCATAACCGGGGTGGTTATGGCAACCACGGGGATGGTGGGAGTTCCACTCAAATCTGAATAAGGGATGGTTGGAAGCTGAGCAACTGGGAGTGTGCCAGTTGTCAGGTCAGAAGCTGATACCGTGACGTTGCCAGACAGGGCATGACCATTCACGGTGGTGCTCTTTGCGACTAGGAGCCCCTCTGCGGTAGTTGCCCGTGTCACTTCAGCAGTAAGGTTGGTCTGAACCCCAGCAGCCGCCCCTGAGGCATCGTAAGGCAGAGCAGGGATGTCACCCACCAGTAAGGTGGGTAGCTGGGCGTGAGGCAGGGTTCCGGTAGTCAGGTCAGAGGCACTGACGGTAACATTAGCTGAGAGAGCATGACCATTTACGGTTAGCGTCTTTGGGACATAGGTGCTGGCTGCTGTCGTGACGGGCAACAGGAGAGCCTCAGCCGTGGTAGCACGGGTAGTCTCTGCACTCAGGACCGTCTGTGTGGCATAGGTAGACGCTGCTGTGCTAATCGGGAGCAACAGGGCATCTGCATTGGCTCTAGTGGTAGCTTCAGCGGTCAGGTTGGTCTGCACGGTGGCAGCGGAGCCTGAGGCGTCAAACGCTGTGGTTGGCTGGAAAGCAGCGGAGCCTAGTGAGGACGTGTTAGCTTTCAGAGCCTCAGCGTTGGTTGCTCTGGTGGTCTCAGCGGCGATGGCCGTAGCGTTAGTGGTATCAGCGGTAGCACGGGTAGATGCTTCAGCCGTCAGGTTGGCTTGGGTGGCATACGTACTGGATGCAGTAGTGATAGGCAACAGCAATGCATCAGCATTGGCTCTTGCTGTGGCTTCAGTCGCTAGAGCAGTCTGGGTAGCATAGGTAGATGCAGCCGTGGCGATGGGGAGCAGGAGAGCCTCAGCAGCCTCAGCACGGGTGGTCTCAGCCGTCAGAGCCGTAGTAGAAGCCTTGGTAGCCTCAGCGTTAGTGGCTCTTGTAACCTCAGCAGCTAGATTGGCAGTAAGCGCAGACTCAGCAGATTCAGCACGGGTTACCTCAGCAGCAATGGCAGCGGTGTTAGCTCCCACAACCGTATCAATAAGGTAGTAATTATTGTCCACCTCCTGCTCCCATGTCAACGTCTCTCCGTGAGCTGGAATAGTTAAACCTAAGTTGGGGGTAACGGAATCTGCCATGTCTTTTAAGCCTTCTGTAAGTCTTGTGTTATCAACACTAAAATTTTGAGGAATTGGCGATGTGAAAATCCGTCTTGGCGTCGGTGTTCTCAGACCCACCTAAAAAGCGATTTTGACCCACCCCTACCCATGGGTAACTTCTTTTTCCATCCGGGGTGGCTATCTAAGCGTTGCGTGGGTCGCATGTGAGGCAGTAACAGCCAAAGTAGAACGCATCCCAGCTAGACATCGTCACCATGACGTAAGGGTCACCACATGTAGGGCACCTGTCACAGTCACCCACCATGGGCTCAACCTCTATCGTTATGGGTGAGCGTGGGTGCATTAGATGGTCTTAGCCTCTGCCTCAATCGCCTTGGCGTCAGCTTCCAACTTGGCTACATCGGCCATAGCATCTGCTCCAACCGCTGCTACCTCAGGCTTTGCATATCTGTAAGAGAAGTACCCAACCACTGAGGCCAGCACAGCGAATGCAACTAACGCTTCAATCATGTCATTGCTCCTTAAATTCTTGTGTCTCTGCTTGCCTACGTCTTAGCAACCCAGCGAGGTGCTGACCACCGCACATATCCCACTTGTCAAACTCGTTAGCTGCTCCTGCATAGTCACCATTGTTTAGCTTGGTCAGCATGGTTGAGCAGTAGAAGTTATGGGCTCCACAGTTGAAAACGAAGTCTACTAGGGCGTCATACTCGTGCTGGGTCAGTGTGACCCTAACCATGGTATTAACTGCGTTGGCTGCTATTTGTACGTCTTGCCTCAACCAGTCGTCAGCCTGAGACTGTGAGCAGGTCATACCAAGAGTTACGTGCAGTGTGTGACCCCAGCCAATAGTTGGTACGCCCTTACTGTCAGGGTAGGCAATTAACCTACACTGCTCAAACTGTTCTGTTAGGTGCATACCATCGCTGGAGTATTGCATTACTTCTTAACTTTCCAACCAATCACTGAGCCGATGCCTACACCGATACCAATCTTGAGCCAAGTGTGCTTGTCTTTCAGAACCTGCTTAATGGACTTCTTTTGGTCATTGCAGTTGGATAACTGTGCGGTCACATTCGTTACTTCTTGCTGTGACCCGGTTAACTCAACATGTACCGTCTTGTCATCCGCTACTAGGTCAGCCAACTTGGGTAGGCTGGCTACTGGCATGGTTACATCAGGTGCATCTGGTACTGGTTGGCTGATATTGAGCCCGGTGTTGTCATCTACATACTTGACTTGCTGTGGTGCTGTCTTAGCCTTGGCTCTCACGGTGGCAACCGCTTTAACGCCATTAGCTGTGGTCTGCTGGATAACCTTCTGGTCAGCTTGTAGTACAGTCTCTTTCTTCACCAGCGTTTGGAGCTGTTGCTTGGCTGCTACTTGCTTGTCATGAGCTGGTAGCCAACTGAACCTGAACAGCAGACCAGCCAGTACAGCCGCTAACACTGTCCCAGCGATGATGTATTTATTCAGGGTCATAGGGTTCAACTAAGTGGGCCTTGGCTAGGAGGTTCCAGACGGTCAACACAATCCAACCTGTAGCGTAGAAGAATTTGTCTTTAATCCAGCTCATTTAGTCACCGGGCTCTTAACGAAGTAGCCAGCCGTACCAATGATTCCACCAGTGATGGCAACATGCAGGAGCTGATGGTAGGTAAGGTCAGGGGTAGCTACAATCCCTGCTAACGTGGTAATAGCAGCCGATACAAAAGCTGCTACAAAGCCATGAACCACTAATCTGAGGTGTTGCCAGTCAACCGTCATGCTCTTTTCTCGCGTTCTGTCTTTTCCTTGTGGCAGGCACGGCATAAGCCTTGTAGGTTGCTATCCGTATCAGTGCCGCCTAATGACTTTGGCCGGATGTGGTCACAGTCGGTGCTGGGTCTAATGCCACATGCCTTACAGACTGGGTCACGCTTGAGTATCTTTCTGCGGGTCTTTACCCAGTTCCAGCCATAGCCTCTGGACTCAGCGGTCTTCTTGAACGGGTGTGACCATGCCTTAGCGTCATCTACATGAGCTGGGCAGTACCTGTCTGTAGTCGCTACATGACAGCCACTGTGGGCGCAAGGTTTCCAAGCTTTGACCATTTCTACTAATCTCGCGGCTCCCAGACCCTGAAGGTGGATTACAGGGTGGATAAGTCAGACTACGAGGTGGGGACTAAACACTTGGCAGGGAGCCGTACACTTCCTATAACGATGTAGAGCCAGTCTCACCACCAACTATTCCGCTGCCTTTTTCAATGTCTGCATAGCGGAGTCAAGGAGCTGCGTTACCTTGCCACTGGTGTAGCCAGTAAGCTTGACAATGCTTCGCACCCACTGAACTGGTGGTAGACCGTCAAGACCGTAGTAGATTTTGATTATTTTGAACTGGGCAGGAGTGAGCTGAGATAAGGCTTGCTGTAACCAGATGATGGAGTCTGTATCAATCTCTTCTGTTGCCAGCTCGTGGTAGTCGCTGAGGATGGTAGTACGGTTGCGGTTGCGGAGTAACACCCGGATGTAGTCTAAGGCTGAGTTACGGCTGACGGTGGTTAGGTAGGCTGGCTGGGCTAACAGTGTCTCTTGGGTCGGGTCTTGGGCGCACAGCTCAGCGAGATGGACAACAATGATACTTTCCATGTCATCCCGTTCCGCTTGGTTGAGGTTGTACTTGCTGCCAAACTTCTTGATGGTCTTACTTACGATGTCGCTATAATTGCTTGTCATGTAATTGTTCTCCTACCATAGGGGTAGATATTGCAGTTTCTGTGTAACTATCAGAAAAACACCCGGCTTACTGGGGTTAGCCAAGCCGGGTGGGGTTTGAGGTACAGCAGCAATGAACGTCTAACTATGAATACTCAGTTTCTGATGTGGTCTGACACTTCACACCAGAAAATAATGCAGGGCAGGGAAGCTAGAACGGCTAGAGCGAGAGACCAAACGAGGGTGATGAGAGATTCCATGTTGTGTAGCTCCTTATAAGAGGAGTCCGTAAAATGTTTTCTCATCCACCTGTGGTAATTAGTGGCACTGACAGTGGTGGGAGCCGAGCGGCCCTGAGACTGGGAGTAAGCCGGGTGGGTCGGAAGTCCATAAGTCAATTCAAGGGTTCTGTAAGTCACCATAAACAGCCAAACTGTTTATGGGCTTACCCCCGTCAACCCCGCTATCCATGGGCTCTCCAGCGTGGGTAACCCCCGCTTAAGTCATCTAGGCAATATACCCTGTAGGGGTTCCGGGCAATAAGACCCGGCTTGTCTTCTAGCTCGAACATTGGATAGCTAGAACCCTACCCATTAGAGTATGGGTGCTTATTGACTTATCATATAAAAATGAATAGATAACCCTTATTAGAATCAGACGGTTAGAGCATGACGGGTCATAAGTCAACCCCCTGCTTATGGCTGACTTATGCTGTTTATGGGGTATCCACTCCAGATTCCTCATCCTTGCCCGGTAGCGGACTATCTCCCCAACTTTCTTTTCTCAAACTCCTGAAAATCTGCGTATTGATATACAGGAGCTACATATGACTACTATAGATAAGAACATCCCCATTCCCAAGCCCCGCAACTCTAAGTTCAGTGCCCTTGACTTACTTGAGGTCGGCGACTCTACCACGTTCCCCCTCACCGACTACAACACGCTAGGCCCTTCTATCAAGTTCCGCGCAGACCGCTACGGTAAGAGATTTACCCGGCGCACAGAGGATACCCTTGTCCGGGTCTGGAGAGTCGCCTGATGTACCACCCCTGTGAACACCATGAGATGGTTGAGCCCACGGATACCCCGTGCTTTCCCACCTATGACTGTGACTTGGCCGCTGTAGTGTCCGTCAACGGGTACTGGCTCTGTCCCACCCACGCATCTGTAGCCAAGCCGGGGTCAGTAATGTACCCCGGTGAAATGTGATTATCGTTCCGCAAAGAGAAGTGACCACAAAATCTGGGGGTGTGTTTTAGCTAAGTAAGCTAGACACCCCAAGATGTAGTCAAAGACGCCAATGTTAGTGAAGAGTTTCAAGAATACCCAGTCCATTAGTAAGCCCGTTGTACGAATGGACGGGTATTAAGCAGATAGGTAGGAACAGACCCAATGAACGAGTTGCTGAGCAAGAACAATCTCAAGACCCTGAGGAGTAAGCTAGACGCACAGTTAGCAGATACCCTTATCACCCACCCTGAGTTGACTTATCCAGAAGTAGCCTCTGTGTACGGGGTGTCACGCTTCTGGGTCACCAAGGTAGCCAAAGCCATCAACCACCACCGCCCCACGGGTCGCAAGCCTCAGGGGGTGAAGTAATGTCTGACACCAACGTAGCTGAATCTCCAGTTGAAGCGGTTGGACTGCCCTTTGGCAAGATGGCCGCTGCCATGGTTCGCCGTGGTGTGCCTGTCACCATCGTAGCTGCCAAGGGTAAGAATCCCCTGCCGTTTGCATGGCAGTTGAACTCTACCAAAGACCCCAAGACGCTGATGTCATGGATTACGAAGTACGGTAACAATTGCAACTGTGGCTCTGTGGCGACCCCAGAAGGTGTCTGGATGTTTGACGCTGACACACCCGGCAGCATTGCCGTGATTGAGAAGGAGACCGGGCACCAGCTCCCCAAGACGTTCACCGTGCAGTCAAGGCCGGGCAGGTTCCACCTGTACTGGAAACAGACAGACGCCAGCCGCTTGATGGGCAACCGGGCTCTACACTCCATTGACAAGTCCAAGCCATATGCTCTGGAGTTCGATGCCCAGCAGAATCGCCGTCAGGTGATTGCACCCGGCTCAACCCATCCGCTTGGGTTCATCTACAGCGTCGTAGATGACTCCCCCATCGTGGAAGCCCCTGACTGGTTCTGTGAATGGATTGCAGCCAAGGGGAAGCAAGAGAAGGCACCAGCCACCGCTGGTAAGTTTGACCTGAAGACGGTAGCCGGGTTTGAAGCGGAAGACTTCTGGGAGCATTACGAGATTGAAGTGGAGGATGACTACGGCTCTAACTGGTACGTTACTCCGGCCTGCCCTTACTGTGGTCACGCCCATGAGCATAGTCTCCGTACAGCGTTCTACTGGGACGGTGTCCACTTTGGTTTTCACTGCTTTGCTGGTGGTTGTGGAGACCCTTCCATTGGTGACCTCATCAGGAAGCTCAATGAAGACCATGAGCCGTTCCCCGGTGAAATCTGGCCGGGGTACAAGCAGCCGCTGTTGAATGACCCACGCTGGAGCATTGAGATAGATGAGCTGGATGATGACGTTATCAACCCTAAGCCAGCGGTGACGCCCGTTGCGCTGACAGGGAAGCCTCTGTCATGTGAAGAGGTGGTTGAGATTCTTGGTGGTGTGATTCTACCGGAGCCCCAGCCAGCGGTGGTAGCAACCCCAGAGGTACCTAAGAAGCCCGTTGCAGATGAGGATGACTATACCTTTGGTATGGATGACTTCCGTGAGTCATATGTACCTGTAGAGTTCCCCCATGTAGAGCCTAAGAATGACGGGCTGTTCCCATTCCCGGTAGAAGCCATGTATGGCAAGCTGAAGGAAATTGCACTGGACTTGAACGTACCATATGGGTTCAGTTATCCGTCTCTTCTAACCACAGCATGTGGGCTGGACATTAAAGACCGTGGTAACAACGTCAGAGCCACCCTCTATTGTGCCAACCTTGGTGGCTTCAACTATGGTAAGTCCATCGTCACAGACCGTGCTATGGCATCCTTCTTAGCTCCAGAGGGCACCTATGAAGACGGTACCCCATCATCTGACCGTGGCTTGATTGGAATGATAGGTGAGGATGTAGCCAAGCGTACCGTCTTTGTCCATGATGAGTTCCGTACCTTACTCAGCAAGTGTGCCATCCTCAATTCAGCCTTGACTCCGGTACTTTGTACCCTGTGGAGCAAAGACCACGCCAAGGCAGCGGATAAGAAGAGTACAGACGAATGCTGGGGTGTGGTCTCTTTGCTTGGTAACCTAGCGGTAGAGGATGCCGGGGACTTTGCCAAGGTAATGGGTGCTGAGACCACCCGTGGGCTCTATGACCGTATGCTCTTTGGGATAGGCCCTGTAGTGGATTACTACCCCTGCCGGGTGAAGCGTCACCAGATTGACGTTAAACCCTGCCTAGTTCCGGGTTGGTGCTTCACCAAGATGCACGAGTGGATTAACGAAGACCGCTCTAAGCGTCGTCTTGGTGAGATTGGCTTACGGGTTGCTCTCATCCAGTCATCCATTAACGGTGATGCTGAAGTTAACCAAGAGTCATTCGCATGTGCATTCAAGCTCATGGAGTGGCAGTACGCCATACGTATGGCTTACCGGGCTGGCAAGGCTGAGAGTAAAGAAGCTGAAGCCTTCGAAGCGGTAGCTGGGGCATTACAGGCTCAGCTTGATAAGCAGTTGAAGTCTGGCAAGGCTCCCGCTGGTGCCATTCATGATTCAGCAATGGAGGAGCATATCCCTGACTACCAGTGCAGACAGCTCCACTGGTCAAAGGTGATGAATGCCAAGAGCCTCTACCGCAAGCATGGAAGCCCGTTGCTCAACCGCCTTAAGCAAAGCATGGTGCATGAAAACATCATCGCTCTGGTGTATGACCGGGATGAAGACGGGGAGCTGGAAAGAGACCCATCACCGTTTGTTACGTTGCGGGGAAGAATTAACTAACGAGTATTTCAACTATCACCACTATATACAGAGACCCGGATGGAAAGCCGGGTACGAGGAAAAGCAATGAACCTAGTAAAGACAGCAAGCAAGTGGAGTCTAAGTTGGGGTAATGAACCCTACGTCAGCACCATGGAAGACTTTGACTACAGCCGTCTGGCAGAGAAGTATGAGACGGTGACCGGGCAGAAGGTACCCGCCTCTGTTGTTCCACCGGAATCAGAGTGGGTCATCTATCCGCCCCGCATCGAAGCCCGTAACAAGCGTGATGGTGCGGCTGACATGCTGCGTAAAGAGAAGGCTGCTCACCGTACCCATAAGAAGTTCCTTGAGTACCATGCCAGCAACCCTCATGTGTACGCCAAGATGCTGGAGCTTACATTCCAAGCTCGTGACGCTGGCTACAAAACATATGGCTTCCCGCTCATCTTCAACATCTGTCGTTGGGAGCTTGGCGTTAAGACCAAGAATACTGAGTTTGAACTCAACAACGATATTGCCCCGTACTACAGCCGTCTCATCCAGCAGGAGTACCCAGAGTTGCTGGGCTTCTTTGAGACTCGCACGTCTGTAGCTGATGAGGTGATGGGCTTTGAATCTGGTAACCAGCAAGCGAAGCTCAAGGCAGCGAAGCCTAAGGCAGTTCCAGCACCCGTGCCGGAGGTTCCCAAGAAGCCAGTCAAGGGCGTGTACTACATTGAAGAGGGTGACAATGATTGCTTGGTGGGTGAGTAATGATTAAAGATAACGGATGGGGAACCATCACGGAAGAGAAGCTAGAAGCAGCGTGGGAGTTACTTGAGGAGTTATGGGCTGAGGATGAAGGGAACAGCAAGGGGGAGAAGCATGACACAGGCAGAGCAATTCAAGCACGCTGAAGCCAGACTTAACTTTTTATTGGCAGCGTTACTGGCACTGGTGGTGTTGAAGCAAAAGAAGACCCCAGCCTGAGTTCCGGGGTCTTCTTACCAGTATGGGCATACGAACTTCGATTCACATCGGTGTAATAGTTAATACCCGGTCTAGCGACATCCATGCAAAAGATAGTCTTGCTACTGGAGTGACCGGGCTTGGGTGGCCAATGTTTATAAATGTTATTCCTTGACACCCAAACGTGACCCGTCCAAGATATTGAGGAGAGACAAACAATTGACAGTGGGAAGGTGGTTCCGTCCGCTGAACCACTTGGAGAACAACATGAGGCGTGTACTGATATCAGTGGTGGCCGTACTTATAGCGGTAGGCATGGTGGGCTGTAAGGGAAGCCTTTCTCGCTCGAAAGCTGAGGCTCTTTTAATTGAGAAGCTAAAGACCCACCGCCATCAGCCAGACATATTAGAGGGAGTGGGTAAGTTTGATGATACTAAGAATCACCCACAGATGACGGAAGAGGGGGCAGACTGCGCTTTTGACTACGACAATGGTGTTCCCCAAGACTACACCTTGCTTCAGCAGCTAGGGTACCTTGACGTTAAGACTACAGGGCCGAAGTCTTATCTGGTTACCATGACTGATAAGGGCACCAAGTTCCTGAGTGCGGCAAACTCTCCGCTGTTTGCTCACGCCAAGTATGGTGAGTGCGAGACCGACCTAGCCAGCCTACCAGTAGCAGAGGCTGAATTTGACAAGGTGACCGGGATTACAGATGGAGATTCAGTAAGGAAAGTGGAGTTTCACCTGAAGTGGGTACTCACCCCGCTGGGTACGGAACTGCTTGCAGACAACTCCCCTCTATGGAAGATGCCGAGCAGGAACATTGCTGGTCTTACTGGTTTTGTTGATATGAGTGGTGACCCTGCCACCGTGCGTAGACTTGTCGAGCAAGGGATAGACTCATCAGCACAGTTCCAGAAGTATGACGATGGCTGGAGAATCAAGGAGTAAGAGTCACACAGGGGGGATGACAGCATGAAGAATGCACTTATAGTATTGGCTGTGGCGTTACTGACTGGGGCTGGTTGTAAGTCCAAGCCTACCGTTCCCCAGCTCCATGTGGTAACCGCTGACACCTGTGAATGGTCGGTGGTGGGTATGATTGGGAACAAGGAGTACACACTGGAGACCAAAGGAGATAATGCTCCTCTGGGAGTGGCTTGCTGGGGGCCTATCGGTATGAAGGATGTTGGTAATGACTTCCCAGCCAAAGTGGATATGACTTTGGGCAGGGTAACCGTGATGGTTGATGGAAAAGAGCAAGCGTATGAGATTCATAAAGTCAGAGAAGTAAAGTAGCCATCAATAGAAAAAGCCCAGCGTGGTTAGCTGGGCTTCTGTGCGTCTGGGCTTCTAGTTACTTCTTGATGCTTGCCAACAGAGCCTCAATATCCTTCAGCTTCCGTTGCTTCTCTACGTCACCGGGGTTCTGGGCTAACTGTCTCTTGAGGTTGCTAATCTTGATTTTCAGTTTGTGGTCTTCAGACATCGTGCCCTTGGTGCCAGTCTGACTGGGTGATGTGCGCTTGGTATGGGTAACCGTAAACTCACCACGCAGTACACCTAGAGTGTCTTCTACCCGGTCACGCTGAGCCTTCAACTCTTCCAGACCAGCTATCTTATCGTTTAGTGCGTCAAGCTGGCTCTGTAATTCCTGTTCAATATTCACGGCCATATCGTCTAGCTCCTTATTCCATCGTTTGGGATGTGGTAAGACTTGCAGCTTTAGAGCCTTCCGCAACTTCTTTACTATACGTCTGTCACCTGCAAAGTGAATGAATCTATGCTTGGGTTGTGTCGGCACAAACTCCCCATGCTCTTCAACTAATCGTAGCTTAGCTTCAGCCCGTGACATCTTCTGAACATACCGATAGAACCCGCTACCCTTGACCACCTTACCCTCAGCACGCATCTGAGCAGCCCAGCGGTCTACATCTTCGAGGGTAGCCCCATGCTTGCGGTCAGGGCGTCCGGTACGGTCTTTAACCCGGCTGGCAATAATCTTGCTGCCAACCAGTCTACCATTAGCCCGTCTCTGGACTGTGTCAGTTCCACCCCGACCTACATAGAGCCAGTTGGAGCCAGCATAGATTCGGCCCTTTTCACCTGCGGACTCATCTGCATACCCAATGAAAATATGCTTACCATACTTGGTCATCAGGTCACAGGCTCTGGTGGTCATCCAAGTACCACTGTGTGGGTGGCTCCAATGTGTTGTTGCTCCCCTCACGAGTGTAGCCACCATACTGGCATACTCTTCACCACAGATGGATTGAGCAACCTTGCTGCCACCAGTTGAGCCAAAGCAGGAGCACCCGGCTAGGTATTCAACCCCGGTCACCGGGTGGCGAAAGAATAGGCCAAACGCTTTGGACGTTTGACCCATATTCTTCAACCACTCAAATTTTAGGATAATCGTCTCAGCTTGCTCTCTGGTAATCTCTCGCACACAAGCGTTAGCTAGACTGGCAGCAGCCTCACACTTAAGAGCCTCATCCGGCTCCGGGGTTAGTGCAGCCTGTTCCTTGAGTCTTCGCTGGTGACATTTCACCAACTCAGATTACCGTACTGCTCAGCGTGACAGCAAGCTAACCCTTTGGTGAACCGCTTGTAGGTCAGCCGTGTTGAGGTGGCAGTAGCGTTGGCTCATGGTAATCGTGGTGTGCCCCAGAGCCCGTTGCAGTAGGAAGACGTTGCCACCCTGCCTGATGTAGTTGGTAGCGAAGCTGTGACGTAGGGCGTGTATCAGTCTCTCAGGGGCTGTAATGCCTAGCTCAACACAGAGGGCGTGTACATCTCTCCAGACGTTGCACCTGTGGAGCTTGCCACCATCAGCAGTGGAGAACACAAGCTCATGACCATGCTTGAACTTGAACAGGTGCTTACGGAGTTCAAGGCTGAACGGTATGACCCGCTGCTTATCCCCTTTGCCAATGACGGTCAAAAGCAAGTTGTCAAAATCGACATCAGTCCAGCGTAGCGATAGAGCCTCATCCAGCCGGGTGCCAGTGTCAGCCAATAGAAGTATGAGCACCTGTAATCGTGTGTCGAGGTACCCCGTGGGCTTCCACTTGGCAAACCTGAGAATGTCATCCTGACTGAATGTAGGGAGTACCCTGACGGGCTCCTTGAGCTTGGCAAGCTTGGGGTGTTTACACATCGGAGAACACTTCACATCTGAGCCAGCGTGAGCCCAATGTATAAACACATTGATAGCCCGGATGCGATTGTTACAGGAGCTGGGGACTAGACCAGCCTCACGCATCTTGATGACTACAGCGGTTAGGTCAGCTTGGGTAGGGGAAGGATTAGAGAACCACTTGAAGGATTCGGTGTACCAGTTGAGAGTACGGGTAGAGACGTTCTTAAGGTACTGACGTTCCTTCAGAAACTGCTCAAACTTCGTGTCCATGGAATCTCCTAAGCAGGGTATCAAGTTAGGAGAGAAGTAACTCTAGGCTGAAGCTAATGCTGTGTATCTAGGACACTTAGTGCAGGTTCAGGGATTCGAACCCCGATACCCTGCTCCAGAGGCAGGTGTCCTACCATTGAACGAGGGGGCAGCAAGCAAGCTGTTCTATTGTCCTACAACGTCTTCGATCATAAGTTCTTGGGCAGGATTCGTCAACCTGCGCTGCCCTTGTGCTGGGCGACGTGATGCGGCAGGCGATTGTGCTCTCGTTATCTGCGATAATGCACAAAAGAGCCGTCGTGTGGCGGGGCAGGATGGCCCGGCCGAGGCGGCTGAATTCAGCCCCGCAAGGACCGCCGTATTTGAGTTGCAATCAGCAAAAAACGTTCTTCATTGAGACCTTCGGCTGCCAGATGAACTTTCACGACTCAGAGAAGGTCGCCGGATCGCTTATCTCGCAGGGATACCGACAGGTGCAGTCGGTTGAAGATGCCGATCTGATCTTCTATAACACCTGCTCCATTCGCGACAAAGCCGAGCAGAAGGTCTTCCATCGCCTCGCGGATTTCAAACGCCTCGAACGGCAGGGCAAGAAGTTTGCCGTCATCGGATGCGTGGCGCAGCAGGAGGGCGAGCGTATCTTTGAGCGCGCGCCGCACGTTTCCCTGGTTGCCGGCTCGGCCAGCTACAATCGCTTGCCGGAGATGCTGGTGCAGATCGGCGAAGGCCATCGCGCCACCGGCCTTGACGATCGCCAGACGGAAGAGACTTTCGAGACCGAGTTCACGGCGCGCACCAATCCGCACCGCGGATACATCACCATCATCGAAGGTTGCGACAAGTTCTGCGCTTACTGCGTGGTGCCGTACACCCGCGGACGTGAGCGCAGCCGAGCCTCGGCATCCGTACTGGAAGAAGCGCGCGGCATCGGCGACAGTGGGCTGACGGAGATTCAGCTTCTCGGCCAGAACGTGAACTCCTATCTCGATCCTTCCGGCAAGCACACGTTCGCCACACTGCTGGCCGAGGTTGGGCGACTGCCCGGCATTCGCCGTGTGCGCTTCACCACCTCGCACCCGCGCCACTTTACGCCAGACATTGTGGAGGCCATCGACTCGGTTCCCACGCTCTGCGATCACGTGCACCTGCCGGTGCAGAGCGTGGGAAC